ACCGACGTTGGCGACAAAGCCCCTCCCCTCAAGGATTGCCGCCTGAATCCAATCGGCGACCAGGAGTTCGCCGCGCCTGGTCATAAAGGGACGGTATGCGGAGCCGTCGGGTATGATGTATTTCTCGTTTTGCTGGACTAATCCTTCCATTGTTACACCTCTGTTTTTTTATTTTTTTGCCCGCTAGTCGGACAGGTAGTATTCGATGAACAGGTTAAATTTTCCCGCTGTCAGGTCAGCGGCGGTCACCACTATCTTCGGCGCTCTTTCCGCCGTCATCTTGATGCTATTGGCAGCATCCCCGACCGGTACTAGCGCCTTGGAGCCGGTTGAGGACCACGGTGATCCACTGATTGCAGCAGAAGTAATCAGGTCGTTTGCCGACTGGGAAGTAGTTAGCGCCACCGACGCCCCCGCGCCAGCAAGCTTGGTAATCACATCCACCACCCCATCCCACACGATTGCCTTATAAGGCAACGGCTCACCAACTAATGTGATGTCACCCGCTGCCCCACCGAGGGCATCGAAATCATAGGTAAACTTGGCCACCCCACGCTGGACAGCACCTTCTATAATCATGGATTACCTCCTAAAAAGTTTAGGGGAGGAGGTTGTCTCCTCCCCTTATTTCGACCTTTACCAGCTAGATGCCGGTCACTTTACCAAATGCCTCGGGGCGGTAGTGCACCATCGCACCGCGGAGGGTCGCCTTGACGGCGAACTTGCCTTTAACGAAGTAATCGGAGTAACCGCTGGACATATCTATCTGTAGCCCGCGCCTCGCGTAGAAGGCTGCGAAGTTGGTGTAGTCACCGGAGAGAGCGGTGTTTACGGTAACGGCGGTAGTCTGGACAACAGGGACACCCCATATCTGGTCGGGGCCGGGATCCATGGGGCTACCGAAGATATAGATGCCATCCGCTGTCCTCAGAAGCCGGACATCCTGCCAGTCGGTCGGGTTAGTAAAGTAGACACTCGGCTCGGCAAAGCCTACGGTCCTGATCAGGGTGAAGAGCTTATAGATCGCGTCTGGCGTCGGGTCGGCTCCCTTTTCCTGGCTGTTGATGCTGGTGACATTCAGCGTCCCCATCAGGTTAGGGGTAGAGCCATCGCCCTCGAGCACCTGCCCGTCGAGTCGCGCTCTCACCATGTAGCCGAGCCGGTTATTCAGGTAAGCCTCGGCCGCCGGCACGTCCTCCAGCTGCTCTTCCGTGACCGGGATAAAGGTGGCGATCTTCTCCACCGTCTGGCTCTGCTCCGTCAGCGCGAGAGCCGATTCGGCAGCAGCCGCTCCCTCTGCAGCTTCCGCAGCGTTATCGGTGTGGGTGGTCTCCTCCATGTATTTGATGGAGGACTGGGTGGTCGGGATCTGCGGAATATAGTCGATCACCTGGAGCTTCCGGGTGGGGTAGAGCTCGACCCGGGGTATCCGGGTGCTCTCAGGAGCCCAGCCAGCGCCGGTTTCGAAGAGGGTTTTCATGTCGATATCCACTAAGGTAGAGAAGCCCTGCTTCTTTGCCCCCTTCGATTCCATGATCATGGTGCCGACCGATTTCCTCTCCTTTTGATCCGCATCGGCGTTCTCGGGGAAAGGCATGGAGCCGGCCTTGTTAAACTGCTCATCGAGATCGGCGGTTACTTTCCGGCCATTCTCGATGGCCGTCATCTCGTCGAAGTCCTTCTTGAGATCGCCCAGCTCCTTGTTAATCCCCTGGAGCTTTTCGACCTTTGACTGGGTGTCCCCATCGCCGAGGCAGTTCACCTTAGAGAAGTCCAGATCCGCTCCGGCCTCCTCGTATGCCTGGTGCCCCAGCTTGGTCTTTTCTGCGATTTCCTCTCGCAGTTCCTTTAGCGTCTTTTTCATGGTAATGATACCTCCAGTATTTCGGATTCGATTTTAGTGAACTCGGCCTGCAGCTTTAAGACCGCATCCTTGTCCATAGGCTCAGTGCTTTCCAGCAGCTGCTTCAGGTCTTTGGCCGTATCCTCTATTGAGGCATGCAGCTTCTTGATCCTGTCCCTGTTGGAAATCGAGAGCTCGCGCCCATCTTTCCGTCTCAGGTCAGCAAGCGACTTTGTCCGGGCGATCAGATCTTCGGCGGCAGCAAGCACCGCCTCCGCTTGATCCGCATAGGTAGAACCCTCTGCATCGGGATTTCCTTTAATGGCCAGGGTGGCAGTACCAACGCCTGCCCCTTTCAGTACCGGCGATATCTCAAAAGGGTCGACCTTCTTCAATATCCTGGCCGGCCGGGCGCCGTCATGTGCTGCGGCCCACGCGTCCATCTCTTCCTCGCTACCCATCTCCAGCACCTTGAATCCATAGCTCCACTCTTGGAGCTCCGCTGAAAACTTGACGGTCTCGTAGTGCTCCTTCCCGGAGTCAGAAGCCAGGTTAAACTGCCCATTGCCGATTGCAAATTCTCCGACTTCATCAATAACAGCTTTTCCGACGGGTAGCGCGCCCATCCAAGAGCCGTGCTGATAAGCCGAGACAAGGACGTTCTTCCCTTTAGGGAAAGCGCCGGGGAGAGTCACATCGCCGTCAGCGTCCATAACATCGAACTGCGCTATCTGGGCAATAAACGACCCGGGACTCGCCTCCTTAAACTCTACCTGGATAGACTTCCGCTCTATTTCGTTCTCCATGGTTACCTCCTGATTTCAGGTAATAAAAAAGCCCTCCGAAGAGGGCGAATATTTCTTGAGAAATAATTTGGTCTACCGCTCTATCACCGGCAGCCAGGTGCACCGGCAGTTCTTGACCACTATCCCGCTGCCGATGTATAATTGTTCCATAGACTGGAGGTCGTAAACATGACCAGAAAACTTGAAATACCTGACGTTGATAATCTCATCAGCCGATACCAAGCCGGTGAACCTGTTAAGGAATTGCTTGGCCAACGGAATGTAAGCCAAACGACTTTCTACCGACTCCTTAATAGCCGTGGCATCCCTCGTTGCCAACTTCGTAAGCCCCTGCCGGAAGCCGAAATTATCTCCCGTTACCTCGCTGGCGAGTCCGAACTTTCCCTTGCTAGAGCGTTTAACATTGCCCGCAATGCCATACGCAGGAGATTGATTGAAGTTAGGATTAAACCCCGTTCCGGTAGCGAGGCTAACATTATCCGCATATCCAAGATGTCGCCTCAGGAAAGGCATGAGATTACATCCTCGGCACATATCGCCGTGAGGGGAAGGCGGAAAACTACCAGCGAAAAGCTCCGTCATGCCCGAACTGTCGAGGCTAAAGGATTGCATATTTCCACTGTTGAAAGCATTTTGGCTGATATGTTGCGGGAAAGAGGCATCAATAATTTTATTCAGCAAAAGGCTATCGGGATATACAATGTCGATATCGCCATCAAACGCCCTCGCCTCGCCGTGGAAGTCTTCGGGGGAAACTGGCATACTAGCCAGCATCATATTTTGTTGCATAATGAGCGTATTCCATACATCCTCAATAGGAGTTGGAACGTGCTCATCATCTGGGTTAATGCTAGACGCTATCCGTTGACCGTCAAGGCTGCTGATTACGCAATCTCCATGCTTGAGGAACTGCGCCTTGACAAATCCATCAGGGGTCAATATCGGGTGATTAGGGGTGACGGTGAGTTTATGACCTTTCCGGGTAATCAGCTCGATGGCTTCACCGGAATAGAAAGCACGACTGGCGCCAACTAATCCTAACGGTAAAACTTCATTGTCCGGTAAGAGGCAATTCGGGTGGACCGGGATTATCCCCTCTGAATCATCGATGGGAAACTCCTGGCCGGCTAAATCCACACAGGCGCAGTCGTGGGTATCAGGCGAAGCCAGGAACTCCACGCGGCTAACACCAGCGTCTTTATATGATATTATTGTCCCCTGGGCCGCAGCGCCTATCGTCTCGGTACGGGCGATTCGGGTCGCCCTAACCTTCGAACAGAAACCGAATACCTCCTGGACCCGCTTTGTAAGCGGGGCTATACCCTCGCCCTGGGCAAAGCCCTCGGCGAGCTTTACCGAGAGGAGATGGGCTGTCTCTTCCCCCACCTGCTCGGCCGCCCAGCCTATCCTCGTCCGGAGCCAGATAATAGCGGCCTGGCTGGCCAGGCTCTCTTGCTTCCGGTGCCCCTCAAGAAAGTCCTGGGCATTGGTTATTGCCTCGGCCATCAGGTCGGTCAGCACCGGGGCAGCTATCTCTTTGTAGTCCTCCTGGGCCTGGTGCTGGTCTATGAGATTATCCCGCCCGCCTTCTTTTAGGTTTTTAATAGCTTCCTTTTGCTGCTTCGCAAACATCTGCCGCAAGCTGGCGATAAAGGCCTTCTCGGAATTCTCGGCCTTCATGGCATATCCTTGCCAAAAGGTCTCCTTAACCTGCTCGTCGAAGAGAACCTGTTTCCGCTCCGACTTGGCATCCTGAGTCATAGACGGCTCAGGAGCTGGACCGGAAGTAACCGCCATCAGGTTATAAGGCCTCAGATAGAAATCCTGGGTATCATCGACAGGGACGCCGGCCAATTTCTGAGCATCCTTAACTTTCAGAACACCGCCGACGACTTGAGAATTTATCCGTTCAGTCTTTTTATTCTCGTCCTCCTGGAGGATGCGCACCCCGCTCAAGTCGAAGCCGACCTTCCAGCTCTGCAGGTCCGTCTCATATTCCCGCAGGAACTGGCGCTTTATAACGGAGGCCATGATCCGCTGCAGGGGAATAATCGTGCTCTCATAAGCGGCCTCCCGCGCCTCGGCATAGTTAGAATATGTCGAACGGTCAAGGCCGGCGCCCAGGCCGGCTACTATCGCCGGGACGCCGAGGACAGCGCTAATCCGCTCCTCCGGTATCCGGCGCAGCTCCCGCAGCGTCATGTCCTTGGGGGTGAAGCCGAAAGGCTTAACATCGGTGGCCGAGGACATGACCAGCGGATCCCCCCTTTTATCTCCGGTAAAATTATCCTTGAACCACTGCTTCAGTTCCTTTGCATCCGCAGTTGATGCGCTGCCGGCGCCGGCGGGGGATATGACCAGCCCGGGGATCCCCAGGTTCTTCATAAGCGCGGCGGTCATATTGGCCGCCTCGTCGTCAGTAAATACTTCCCTGAATAACGACTTCAGGGGACTCATCCCTTTACGGATATTTGAGGGATCGAACCCATCTCTAAAATGGACAATATCCTCCGGGAGGATTGACAGAGGCGCAGCGGCGCCGGGGCGATAGTCGTAGTGTGTAAGGAAAGCAGTGCCATCCCTCGGCCACTTCGGCTCTACCGTAGATGATGGCAGCCACCAGAGCTGCGCGGTCCGTCCGGCCGCTGACCTTAATTTGTACCAGTAGGCATTTCCGTCCAGGACGAAATCTGCGAGGGTGGCCATCTCCAGGAGGATGCCGTCATAGTAAGGATTCGGGGAGTCGGCCATGTCCAGCATCTTATGGCTGTAGACTTCCTCCCAGCTCCCTTCGGTATCCCGCTTCGAAAGCATAAGGGGCGCCTCGGGGAATGTCCTCTGTATCCACCGCATGCAGGCCATGATGATAGCGGACTGGTACCCGTTTACCTTCCTCTCGTAATCGAAAGAAGTATTCTGCATGAGAGAGGTGACGACCTGAGACTCCTGCCCCGGTAATCTACTAACGGTGAACCCTTTCCTGCTGACGTTAAAAAGTAACTTCATAATGGTCTCCAACTCGTAGCCCCCAGCATCAATTCGGTGATCGCCCATACCAGGGCATCCAACCTGTCTGGAGACTTACCGCCTGGCTCCCAATCGCATAGTTGATCCTCGAGCTCCGGGAAGAAGCCGACATGGTGAATCAGCCCCTGCTCATATAAGGCGCTCACCGGCTCCGCTCTCACTTGCTTGCCCCGGCTGGCATGCACCGCCTTGTAAGGTACCGACTCGTCCACCGTCCGGATAGTGTGCTCCACCATGTCGCCGCCATTATTTACCTCGCCGATTATCCGGTCGG